TGTGTATAATCAATTACATGATATCACCGAGTTCACTAATCCAAAGAACTATAAAACATATGATGAACTTAAAACTAAATTGATGAGAGTTCTTGGTGAAGATATGAATGCAGGTTCTTATACTGTTAAAGAAGAAACTAAAATCAACGATCCGGTTGAGGCGGTTGCACCAGCAACAGTAGAAGAAATCGATAATGGTGATGAAGATACTATGTCTTATTTTGCTAAGTTAGCAAAGGAAGATGCCTAAAGTATACCAGCTTTATCTTGTTTAAAGCTTTTAAAATCAAAAGCACTACCAGTATCTAAAACTGTATTCCCTACATTATTAGTAGTGGTAGTGTTTGTATTTCCAGAATTTACTAATGATGGTCCTACGTTAGGAGGTACTGTTTCATTAGATCTTTCTAATTGCATTTTAAAAAAGTTTTCTAAATCATTAGTTCCTTTTTTGATCATCAATCGTTGTAACCTAGATAATTCTTCTTCTTTTTCTGGACGGAGTTGTGCATAAGACGCTAAACTTCTACCACTGATGCTGCCTTCCGGCACTAACATTGATTTTCCAAGATCAACACCACTAAAATCTTCAAAACCAGTTAACCTATCTCCGCCTAATAATTTTGTAGCCTTTATATCACTTACCCTCTTATCCGTTGCTTCTCTAAATTGATCGCCAAAATACTTTTCAGTTAAACCTATTGCAGCTAGAGGTAACATTACTGTAGCTGCGCCTAATGTAAATAATCCCATTCTAGCAACACCACCTGCAACACCTCTAACCATTGTACTTAACATTCTTGATAAAGGATTTCTTGCAGAAGCGTTTGGTAAACTACCCTTCGATAATTTTCTTACTTTTCCTTTACCGTCTTTTTTAAATTCTTTTCCTTCAGTTGGCATAGCGCCGAGATCCATAACGCTCTTACCAGCACCATAAGCTAAAAATCCTGCTGTACCAACACCCAATGCAGCTAAGAAACCTTCAGCATCAGATATTTCATTACCCATTGCTTTATTTAAAAATGCTCCACCTGCTGCAACAGCCAACAATGCTAAACCAGCTGGATTAGTAAGTAAAACACCTAACGCTCTTGATAATAATAATAAAGAACCTTTGGGAGATATCAAGAATGCTGCACCTGCTAATAAACCTAAAGTGTTCTTAATAGAGTCAAAATTAATTTTACCTTCTACAAGATCATTGAGTCCTGATAAACCTGTTCCAACAGCATCACTTATTTTTTTCAGAACTCCTAGTAAACCATCAAATCCTATTTTTTTAGCAAAGTTATCTACATTATCCACTAATCTACCTAGTTCTTCATCTACTTTTTTATTTTGTAATAATCCTGTCAGCGCACCACCTATTAAAAATCCTTTTCTTCCAAATAAAAATCCTCCTACAGCTGCACCTTTGATGACATTTCCAAATACTTTTTTTACTTCTTCTTTAGCATTGTCACCTAATAGATATTCAGCTATTTGATCTCCGAAGACTAAACCTAAACCAGCGATTCCAGCTTTTAGCAATTTAGATGATAATAAACTCGTTAAAAAACCACCTACCAATCCTGCTGGAAGTGCAAGTTTACTAAAAAGACCTTTTCCAAATCCAAGTGCAGATTTTCCTGCAGTAGCAAGTCCACCACCGACAGCTGCAGCGCCTCCTCCTAAACGTTGTAATACTGATGCTTTTTTAATTTCTTCTCGCTCATCTTCAAGTTCTTCTCTTCTTTCAACTCTATCTTTGCCTTCTAGGTAATCTAAAAATCCTTGAATGCCTTTAGTAGTTTCTTCTTGATTAGAAGCAACTTTAGATAAAGCAATATTAGTTAAGCCTAAAGTTGCATTTACATCAGCTAATGTCGTCATCTTTGTTGCCTTTGCTGTTCTCTAGATTTTTCGTCTAGATGGTTGTTAAGTAACATTAAATAAACCTCTCTCTCCCACGGTAACATTTCTTCTAATTCTGACAATGAATATTTAAAATGTTGCATCATTAAAAAATTGGTCTTAAAATAGTTCTCCAAAGTTTCATGAGAGAGGTTAACTAAAAAAAATCTTGTAGCCCTTTCAATTCTAATGTGTTTTCATGTCCACACTTTTTACATATATATTTTTGTTCGTGATATAATGTTGGCACACTTTGAACAAACTGTGTAATTTTTTCAAGTTGTTGATTAGTTAAAGAATTTATAAACTTATCTATTTCTTCCATTGGTTCTTGACTAATCAATATATTATCTTCTTCAGTTTGTACAGCATGCATGCAATTTACAATGTTACTAAAAAGTACATCAGTTGTATTTGCATCATCTTTCATGAAAGCTGTATTCTTCATTACATCATCATAAGTTGGATATTTCATTTCAACTTTTATAGTATCTGTTATTGGTATTACTTTTGTTTTGATATCGGTTTTTTCCATTTTAATGTTTTGTAAATTTATTACAACTTCATTTTCTTCTTTGCATTTAACACATGCAGAAAGAACGGTGCTTGTTTCACCTACGGACTTAGCTCTTATTTGTGTAAAAAGATAATCCATATCAAATGTCGCAAGTTTTTTCATATCAAGTCCGGGTATACAAGACTCGATACAATTTAACATAGTAGTTAAAATTTGCTTATTATCTTGCGATTCAAAAGCAATCAATAAACTTTTCTGTTCTTTAACAAGAAAAGGTCTAAACTTATAAGTTTCTTGTGATGAAGGTACTACTACTTCATACATTGGTTTGTCATTAGATAATACTGGCAATGCCATGTTTCACTCCTTATAGTATATCAATTCCACCGAGTGGTGTGTCAATATCCATATTGATAAAGTTTTGCACCCCTCTAGTTCTTCTCCAGTTTGTATACGCAAATGTTACTGATAATTGTACCAAACCGTCTAAGTCATTAGTTAACTCAATAGCATTAGTAGCTATAGGAAAAGCTTCTAATAAGTCAACTGAATAAACACTTCCACCACCTAATCCAGCATTAAATCTAATAGGTCCTACTTGTCTGCTAAAACCTTTTAATGGTTGTCTTAATTGATGTATGCTTACTGTATACGAGTATTCGTTTTTATAATTTGAACTCATACCATTTTCATCTATAACAGTTGATCTCCAACTGTCAAAATAATCTTTAACTCCATAGTCATTCATTAAATAAAATGTCATCGATATATCATCAACTGCATATCCATATGCAATTTTTTGATATTCCATTCCAATTCTACGATCATTTGTTAATATTTGTTTGCCGGGCATAGTGGCATTTGAACATAAAATGTTAAGTTCTCTTGGACTTGCACCTCCACCATTACTATTGAAAAGTGCTTGTATTCCTGTGAATATTCCGCCACCGGCACCGATACTTGGCAATGTAACTAAGAATTTATTTGTTCTTGCAAATCCAAGTTTTGTATTCGCTAATGCTTTAATATCTTCTATACTATTAGCCATTTGATGCCTTTCTTGAATCTTGATAAACACGACCAGCAGAAGCTTTTTCCCACTGTGCAGTTGGTAAAAATGTTGCTATTTCCCATTCCGGTGCAGGAACTTCTGCAAATCTTGATTTTACTTGTGATAGTAGATAATGTTTAAAACAAGGTTTGAAATATCTTAAATTTCTTGTGCCATTTAATAATTGATAAGTTAATCTAAACTTTGTAGTATCATCATACTTTTTATTGTTTGTTACATTTAACAATGCATCAAGAAATTTTGCTCTTAAAATTGGTGGTAAGTAATGTAAATTGATTCCACGAAATCCACCTTCTGCAGGTTCAACAGGTATAGTTAAAGGAAATCTATCATAGTAAGGTAATTTCTTTTTATGTTTTGGATCATAAAAATACATAAACATTGAACCATAACTATGAGATGCTCTACGGTTTATTTCTTGTTCTCTCATCAAAGCATCACGATTTATTCTCGTTAATCTTTGTATTCTTCTACGAAACCATTCTCTTGATTCTTGTGTACGTGGATTTATTCCGGCACGAAAAGCTTCAAGTTCAAGTTTCTGAAAAAGATTACTCATAATATGTACCTTGTATACTCTTAATTTCTAACATATTAAAGTTTGGATCTTCAACAAAAAAAGTTTCTTGTTGTGTTTCTTTACCTTCAAATCTTATATACGGTTTATCATAAAAACCTACAGATGATTCTACATTCTTTTTTACTTTAGTATAAATGTCCCATGGTAAATGTACACCAAAGTGTGGTACACATACTGCACCCATATCAACATCATGTCTTTCACGATCTGAAGACTTTTGCTTTCTTGGTTCACTTTCATGTAATGTTAATTCATTACCCC